GAGGGATCTGTTCGGTCGGACAGATTGGCATCCGACCACGGGAGATGACCCGTAGAGTACCTCACCAAGTGAGGCCAGCGGCCCCCAGCGGCGCAGCAGGCTCAGGGTTGTTATCCCTCTCCCTACCGGGCGTGAGAACCGCGCGCACCGGCCCCACCTAGCCGGCAGAGTGCTGGGTGGATTTTGGGGTTCTATCTTCGTGCGGGTCCAAGGGGACTTATGAGGGCTTTGGATGCAAGTCCTCAGCCCTTTCCGACGTACGACATAGATACGAGCCAAGCTCGATCTAACGCACCAGTCATACGCTGGTGCTGCGTTTGTCGGAACTCCTTGTCCGCACGGGACAGTATCCTAAGCCTCGAGACACGTCTCGGGAATCCGAACTCCTCCTGGAGTTGGGCGGTCGTCACGAGCATCACCGGGTGGTGCTCGAGAACCGATCGTACTACTTCATGCGAAGGTACGATTCCCTTGACGCTGGAAAGCAGCTGCTCTCCCAGGAGCGAGACCAAGGAGCCTTTTAAGGCTTCAAAGTCCGCTCCTGCCTCTAACAAAGGCGCCACCGCTACTCCAGCTGAAAGCTGTTTGGCGATGGCCCACCTTGCCGAATCCTGAGTCCGTATGGATGCCTGGTCAACCGACAACGTGCCCTCCTCTTCGAGGAAGGCCTTAAAGTAATCTACTTTAAGTGCCGCGGGTAACACCAGCCGCCAGATAACCTGTGATTCGAGAGGTCCCCCTGGCTCAACTAGAGCCAGGAGGAGAGCACGCACTGAGGAAGACACCTTGCGGGTGTCTTTTCCTCGTCCGAGCGCACTCTGCACGCAGCCAGCAGGAGAAACCTTGAATCCACGTCTCGACAGCTCGCTGACCAATTGGAATAATCCAAAAGGACTTTGAGCTTCGTTACACATGGACCATAGGATACCTGTCAACTCCTCTCCGTCCACGAAGGTTCGCTTCGCGAACTCCGCCGCACCAGATGAGCACACTGACTTAGTCAGATTAATGTCGACACCTAGTTGTCGCATTAGCTCCTGGTACTGTAGGGCTACACCTTCATGGGCGATGACTATGTCGTCGCCCAGGATGGTGTATTCTGCGAACTTCCGATTAACGGCCGCTCGGCGTGCCGCCCAGCGCACTATCATATGGTGCGTCAGGGCGAAGACAGCCCATGAGGAGTAACTCCCCATGGGTTGCCCGACTGCATACTTCACAGTTGTGTCTTTCTTTGGTGTCGCGTAACCCCGGTCGGTGAGAAGTCTAGCCCAGGTATCTCCAAGCTTGGCTCCGCGTCTCCGAAGTAAGAAGGTCACTAGGTCGGACTGCAGGTCGCGTGGGAATCGATCAGTGGCGGCACTAAGGTCAAAAGACCAAAGTTGACGTCCTTCAGCGGTCCACTGCTGGACCACCTGGGCACCAGAATCCTGGTTCCAGGTGGCATCTTGCGGAATCTTCCGCAAGAGTTCCATTAGTGCGACATGAAGCGGCTTCAGGCTAGCCTGAGTCCAATAGTCTGAAATCGCGAAGATCCTATTTTTCATAGGCTCGCGTTTCAGTCCTATTTTTCCCAGTGCTAGTCGCCGATCACCGACGAGACCCAGCTCCAGCGCAGTCTTTCCTAGACGGGTCAGGTTCTGCCACAAGGCAGGTCCTGTCGTAGGATAGACCTTACTAAGCCACTCAGACAGACTACCTCCCACCTCAGTGGTTGAAACCACTGCGGCGGCATCCAGATGGGCACACAACATAGCGTGCCCATTGGGCCCCCCTCGATTGGAGATATGATAGCGTAATTCGCCAAGGCGTAGCGCTTCATAAATCCCGAGGTCGTGGGCTAATGCCGGTAGTAGCACTTTGAAGTGCCTTCTCAGCTTCGCAACAGACTCAGCTTGAGCTGTTGAAAGCGGGGTCGTGATCGTATTGTACGACACTTCCCTCTTACCTGTGTAACACAGGTGAAGTGATAGAAGCATCAAGGCCACTGCCCGGAGTAGTCGAGTTGGAGACTTAATAAGTAATATCCGAATTTCCTTCGGTACAACCGTTGGGAACCCGTGTCGATCTACCCTTACACCCGGAGATGTAACTGGATCCCTCGAGAATTTCTTCACGAGGGTCCAACGAGCCTTCTTGAAGTACTCTTGGGCAAAGATTGTACCTCGTTCCTTACGCAAGTTGCGCCAGGACGAGTACGTTTTCTCACCCCAATCGAGGAGTTGCGGGATGCCAAGAACTGCCATCGCCACATGGAGTCCTTTTACGTGCGGTGGACACGCCCAGGATCTAGTTATTGCCGATCTCAGCATTATAGGAAACTATTACCGCTGGGGTCGGAGGAGCTAGGTCTTGGGCTACGGGTTTGACCCCGCTACCTCAAGACGTAGACCCTGTGAAGATGACAGCCGAC